CCCATCTTTCCAATTTTTTAATCGTTTTTTATTGCCTTCTGGACAAATAAAATCATACTGATTTACAGCACTATAAATATGTTCAATAAAATTTTCATTACTTTTAGGTAATAAAGAATTTTCTTCTACCCATTTTAACATTTCTGGTCTTTTTTTAATCATAATTGAATAACTTTTTATATGATTGTCAATTATCCCTTTAATTATTTCTCTCATTATTTTTTCCTATGTGACACATATGTTATATATTATCATAATTTAATTTGTTAGTCAATTTTTTTTAAAATTCATAAAAAAAGGGGCTTGCACCCCTTTTATAATACTGCTATAATTATTCCAACTTGAAATTTATTGAAATCTTACATTTGAATTATTAATACCAATCAAACCATAATAATCAGCACTATTACCTAATGAACTGGCAGTGTTAGTTAACTCAGCAATAGCATAACGAGTTAAAAAGCTAACTACTGGTTCAAAAGTATTTGGGTCTAATACGACACCGCTAGACATTAAGGGAATGTATGGGCAGTAGTATAACCCCGTGTCAGTTTCACTTTGACCTTTATATCCAATTAATACAGGGGTAGTATCGTTTGCGTAAGTATTGACATATACTTTCATAGCTGAATTCAGTGTTCCGACGAATTTAGTATTAGTAGGACCTTCGAAGGTACCTTCAGTTGTTCTTGCGAAAGCTGAGGTAGTAGCTGATTGAAGGATAGTTAAAGCTAATGGTGATACGACTGCGAAGTTACCAGTACCTCTACGAGTTCTTTGTGCGATAATATTAGCGACACGATTTACCAGTATAGCGAGAGCTGCGTGTTCATCGCCTACGAATGTAGCCGTACCTGACACTGAGGCTTGATCGTATGTAAACAGGGTAGAGCCAGCCAGAGCGATTAATTTGCCGATAATTTCTTGGTCGATTTCGGCAGTAATTTCTTGAGCCAGCACTGCCATAACTTCAGCTTCGATATCGATACCTTGTTGAGCTTGTGCGTCTTGAGCTGATTCGAATGTCCATCTAGCTGATAAGCGTCTTGATTGTGCTTCGATAGTTTGTTTTAGTGTTTGGATTGACAAGCGTTTACCAGGTTGACCTTCGAGTGTTGCTGTAGATGCAGCACCAGGATTTACAGAATTTTCATTACCTGAGTATGATTCTGCGATTTTGAAAGGCGAAAGTGCTTCTTCGCCAGCGGTAACACCTGCGCCTGTTGAGGAATCTGCGTAGCGTACTCTTAATGTTTGGATTTGACCTACTGGTCCAGTCATTGGTTGGACACCCACCAATTCGTTAGCGATAACGGTTGGCATTACACGTCTAATAATTGGAAGAATAACTCTATTAAGAGTAGAGATATTTCCAGCGGAAGTAGCTCCGGCGGTTGCGCTTTCCCACAAAAGTTGTTTGCGAGTATTTTCTAACATTACAGACATTACAGTTTTTTTATTACCTTGTAAACCTTCCATTAGGGCATCTTTAGTTTCAACCCAACGTGAATTTAAAATTTGTGACATAATTTCTCCTTAAATTTATAGTCCAGCCAGTCTACGAATATCTATAATATTAGTATCATCTTCGCTGTTTATTTTTTGTTGTTTTTTATTACCTGTAATAACGGTTGATTCGACCAAAGTTTTTTTAGTATTTGGTTTGGAAGTGCCATTAATTACTGAGGGTAAATACTTATCAAAACTTTCCGTAAGTTTTGATGTTTTCACTGTTGTCATCAATTCGTTCATAATTGATTTTTGTTCTTTATTGAGAGGTGCTAACAATTCGCTCATAATTTTATTTCTTTCAATTGATTCTTTAAGGGTTTTCAATTCTTTATCTTTTGATTCAATAATTTTTTCAGCTTTATTAATTGCTTTAGCGGCTTCTTGAAGAACATCATCTTTAGAGTTGATTGCTTGTAGTAATTTTTTAGTTTCTGATTTTTCATTCAGATATGAATTTTGATATTCTGAGGCGAAAGCTTCGAACAATTTTCTACCAAAATCCACTTTTCTTGCTGATTCGATATCTTCTTTAAGCATTGTTAATTCGGATTTCAAATTTTCATTTACGATATTTTCTACCATAATTGCGGCGTTTTGAATGAATTTATTTTTAGTTTCTGTTAATTTAGTTTTACCTTCTTTAATGAGTCTAACTTTTGTTTCATTCAAATCTTTTTTATCTTTGTGAAATTCTGTTATTTCTCTAGCTAAAGCTTCGACTACGAATTCTTCCAATTTTTCAAATTTATTAGCGGTCATGACTTGATCTTCATGCAATTCTTTAATTTCTTTATGTAGTTGAGTAGCGACGAATTTTTTCATCACGTTAGCACTTTCAGAAATTTTCTTAGCATGTTTAATTTTCATTTCGGCTAAATCTTTACGATCACTTACGAATTCAATGATTTCGGAAGATAGTTGATCATTAATCAATTTATCGACTGCTTCATATAATGAATTTTTATCATGTTCATATTTTTGAGCGAATTCTTCACGTAGTTCTTGAGCGACTTGGTTTTTATTTTCGTTGATACGATTTTGCCAAGCTTGTTCAATCGATTCTTTAATATCTGCTGAAACGACATTATTCTCAAATAACGTTTTTAATACATCCAACATATTTTTCTCCTGTAATTTGGAGTTGTTTGATAATTCAAACTCTCTTTAAGATTGTAATGTTTTTTAGTCATTACTTTAATTGTCCTATTATATTAAGCATACTTTCTTTCAGATATTTCTGCAATTTAGCATCTTCTTGAGCTTCATTTGCTAATATAATAGATTTATAACCACCTTTGGTATTCATTAAATGTTCATATATAGGGGTTGGATAACTACCAGGTGCAGACGGTGTCATAACAAAGTCGATTGTTATAATTTCAAAATCTGAAACTTCACCAGAACCATTTTCGTTAACATTACCTGAACCTCTGGATGAAACCCCTAATTTAATTCCACTTTCTAAAAGGGTTTTTATTAACCTACCCATATCGGTTGGTAATATTCTTAATTTACCATATCCATTTGGTCCTTCCATCCACATATGTTTTATTTCATGTGAAATTCTATCAATGTTGATTTTTAAATCATCTGGATGATCTGCTTCACCACATACTGAATAACCATTTTTTATTTGATCATTTAATGTATTAACTGCCATACCAATTTCATTAACTGGGTATACCCTACCATTAGCATTTTTTATACCACCCTGAATACAAATACCAGAAACGTATAACGATTTGCCAGTTGAATTACCAGTTCTATCATAATCTTCTATGGATTCCATAATAGATTTTGAATCATGTTGTGTTATAAATTCTCTGAGTACCTGTTTCATATTAACCCTTTCTTGCTTTTAAAATAGGAGGTTGTTTATGCCCACCATCACCCATTTTTGCTTTTGTTACGGGTTTTAATTTTGGTGATCCTTCACCTTTACTATTAACATTCTTTGGGAATTCTTTAGTATTAGTTTTAGCACCACCTTTATCTGATGTAGTAGATTGAGCAATGTTTTTAGCTGAACCACCCATATCATTTTTAGATGCTACTGGTGATTTTTTATTAATACCACCATCATCCATTTTTGCTTTGGGTACTTCTTTCATTACAAATTCCATGATTTTTTGGAATTCTGCTTCATCTTTATCTTCATCTTCATCCTCGTCATCATTGTCAAAAGAATGTTGATCTTCTTCTTCATCGTCAAAAGAATGTTGATCTTCTTCATCGTCGTGAATACCAGGATAATTATCTTCTTCATGTTCTTCACCAGCTTGTAATTCTTCAAGTTGTCTGCGTAAATCTTCAATTTCAGCTTCTAAATCAGAAACTTTAATATCCAAATTATCTTCATCTTCTTCACCAAAGGTTGGAACATCTTCTTCATCATCATTGTCATATTCATCAGAATCTTCTTCATCATCGTTGTCATATTCATCTTCGTCTTCGTCTTCATCATCTTCTGATTCATCATCTTTATGAAAATCAAAATCTTCAGCCAATAATGTTTCATAGATTTCACGAGAACTATCCACAACGATGTCATGAAACATTTCAGTAGCTTTATTGAAATCTTCAGCTAATAATGCTTCTAACATATCTTCAAATTTTTGTTTATCTTTCATCTTAAATTCTCCATTGAATTTTTATATCTGTAATATATTTACAAATAATATAAAAAAGTGCCAAATAAGCACTTAAAAACGCGGTTTTTTGTAATTATTGAGGTGGTGGTGTTGAATACATCAAATGAATGAATTCTAATTCTTTTTCTTGTTCTAAAATGTGAGCCTCACTACCTTTACGCAATCTATTTAATTGACGTAATGTTAATCTGGTTTTTCTAGTATCATCTCTATGTATAGCGTTATTATCATATTGAGGATCGTATCTCATATCATTTGCCATATCTTTAGTGTCAGGATCTATGTAAAATAATTCTTTTAATATCATATAAATATTTATCCAATAATTAAAAATAACTGATATAACTCATCATTATTTTAACTATATTTATAATTATTTTAACATTTGCATTTTATATCTTTTTGATTTTGTATTATAAGATTGATGGCTTTTTAATACCAATGTTAGAATTTCCTATGATGAAATATAATCATCATAGGAATATTGAGGTTATACTGGTGGAGTATTACCACCACCAAGAGTTGGTGAAGGTGTTCCCATTGGTTGAGAATTATTTATACCACCCATTCCGTCATCTGGTACTTGACCTTCCATTTCTGATGGCATATTCATATTACCCATCATACCAAGATCGCCTTGAATACCTGCGGCTGATAATCCAGCACTACGCATTTCACCGGCAGAATCGGTTTCATTAGCTTCGCCATTACCATTTTCTTCAGCCCACATTCTTTCATTTTCTGCCAATTCATCTTCGGTTAATCCTAAGAATCTTGTCATAGCAAATCTATTACTAATAAAAGGGATTTGTTGAATGGTTGTAAATGTACCGATGGCTTCAGCATCCATAGATCGTTGTCTTGATGCGGCAAAATTTAATGGAGGATTAAAGGATAGTTCAAATAGGTTAGCATCTATATTAATTCCACAACCCATTAAATACATTTTGAATTCTGAATCAAAAATCGGTGATATTAAATCTTGTAATCTTTCACAATATTTATTAAATCGCAATTCTTGGATATAAGCAGTTCCAACTCGACCATCATTAAAATTACTTTGACTATCATCTGCCCCTGTTGGTAGGTATGATGATGGAATTCTTAAACCGCGATATAATTTATTAGTAAAGTATCTAAGATCTGTAATTTCTCCAATATTTGATCCACCTGCCAAAGTAGTAACACTAGAACCTCTACCATCTGCACCGACTGGAAAGAAAAAATCATCAGAAATAGCCAAACCGCGATAAGCAGAGTCGATATTATTTTCTCCCATACCTGATTGTGATGGTATTCGTCTCTGATGGATTTCATTTTTAATTCTTTCAACGAACGCTTGAGCTAGGTGTGGTGGCATACCGGCTGTATCGATTGAAAATACTCTACGTTCAGGCGCACGTTGAATTCTATAGATTAGAATAGCATCTTCCAGTAATTCTTTTTGTTTATAAACTTTAAATATGCTTTCCAATAAGCTATTACCAAATGGAAAATTATTATCCATACCTTCCGATAGTGACAAATGTATGACATGTTCAGCGGCAATTGCATATTCAGTTTGTGATAATCCACCAAATCTACTGGCATTATTTGAATAATTTCCTCTATTGGATGAGGTAGAAGATGATACATTTTGTCCGGATGCTGGAATAACACCACTACCATTAGGATTGGGATTTAATGTTGTTTGTATTCTGGTAGCTACTAAATTCATAAAATTAGGGGCTATATCTCTTATAATATATTGTTCTGGTTTTTTACCATCACTTTCATTAGCTATTACTTCTACAATTTTAGCAGAATCAACCCAATTCCATTGTTGTGTTTCTGGATCTCTAATAAAAAAAGCATCACCATATTTAAATACATTTCTAACAATTCTAAAAATTCTCAAATCAAATTTATTCAATTTAACCCATTTGTTTAAATATTCACCAATAATTTTAACTTCTGAATTGGTAGCGGGTGTTAACCAATTTATTTTTAACGGCATTCTATTACGTTTTGGTTTATCGGTACAAAATTCTGCTAGAATATCCAAAGCGGCATTTACTTCAGAATCGGAATCACAAACATCATATTGTTGATACCGTTCTATTCTATTTGGACTACCCGTGTATATATCAGGTAAAAAACTTGAATAATTTGTTCTGGCAGGACCAGCTTTATTATGTATATTGGAATTTGATAATGGACTAAAATTACCTAATTCGTCTGAAGGTGGGGTGAAGTATTTTTTCCATGACATTATTTATTTCCTCATTAAGCCAATCTATTACCAGATAAATTTCTAATAGCTGATAATTCTTTTTGTGATGTATCAACATTTTCTCTGGTTAAATTTATTAATTGAATCATATTATAATTAAGTTCAATCAATTTTGAATTCATTTCTTTCATAATGGAATTATCCACTGATGGTTGTATATTTATATTTTCTTTAATTTCTGGTAATGGGTTTTCATTCTTAATAGGGTTTTCAATTTTGATTTCTTTAAATGATCTTAATAAATTATCATTTATATTTCGTAATGATTCAATCGAGCCTTGATTGGTAGCATTAGACATAAAATTTCTAACATGTTCCGGGGTCATCACTGTTTCACCTTTATGAACCATACCAAAAAAATCGGTTGGTTCTGATATTAATCCAGTTTCTCCCAGTGTTCCAGTTTCTCTAGTTTTTGGTGTGCGACCACTTGACATTATATCAAAGACGAATGTTTTAAATTGTGTTAATGCATCGGTAGTAGCCTCAACACCTTTTTTTAATGTTACAATACTACCAGAAAATATATCAGAATTATTAACAATATTATCAGTAATTTCCATAAGTTTACTATGCATTTCTTTAGGATTTGCGTACTTATGAAATTCACTTTCTATTTTTGAATAATCACCACCCATTTGTTTACCCAATTCTTCATTTTGTACTTTAAATAATTTAGCCATGTCTGCGGTTCCAGCCATGAATACATTATTTAAATTATTATAACTTCTGGCAATTGATTGACCAATATCAACAGTACCATCAGCACTTAAATCTTTGAGTTTATTATTTTCAGTTTTTCTCTGTTCCTCTTGAGCAACTTTAGATGAAAAATCACCAAGGTTTTTATTTTTCAATTCAGTCATTTCAGCTTCGGTACTTTTGGATAAGCTTAACATTTCTTTATAAAAATTTAGAGTAGCTGATGATGTTGGTGAATCTGGACTGGCTGCTTCCGCTTTAACTCTATTTCGATATGCTTCAGAATTTACCATATCGACGGAATGTTGTAATAATAATTTTCTGGAACTTTCAATTTCTTCGGTTGTTCCATTTTTTACAGCATCTTTAAATTTAACCAAATAAGGTAATGAATCACCCATCGCTGCGGCAATGGCTTGAGTTTCTTTAGAGACTGGTGCGCCATAGACTGAGAGATCGGTGAATAATTTTTCAACTTGTGGTCCCATTGATGAAATGCTACCCATACTAGTAATATATAATTGTTGTCTTTCAGAATCCATACCAGCAATCATGGCTTGTGCTTCAGCTCTACTCACTTGTTCTTGAATTTCTTGTTGTAATAATTCATTACGTTTACCAGTGATATTACTAGTTAATAACAATTCATAAGCTAATTTTTGTGCGCCAGTTGCAGCTTCTTTGATGGCTTGTGTTTGAGATTTTGTTCCATTGAATAAATTACGTTGACCACCCAAATATAATGCTGTCAAATCAGTCATTTCTTTAGCAGTCACTCCTAAAGCCATCATATCAGAACCTATACCAGTTTGTGCTTCTTTGGATACTGCTAATAAAATTCTACCAGATTTATCCATATTTCCACCCAAACCAGCAATGGAAGTTGAATTTTTATCAATAATTGAGGAAAAATCTTCTAATCTTAATTTTGCTGAATTAACGGTTACTGCATATTCACCAAAATTATTACCAAATGTTATTCCATATTTACTAGTCATTTTCATGGCTTCGGCAGTTTCATATGCTTTTTCAGTGAATAAAGATAATGCACCACCAGCTAGTTTACCGGGTAGACTAAAATGGGATAACATACCAGAAAATGCATCCATAGCATTTTTAACAGTGAATGTTCCACGATTTAATTGTTGTGCGAATGAACCAGAAGCATCACCTGCACTTTTTAATGCTTTATTTAATGTTTCCAAAGCCTTTGAATCTAATGCATCACTCATAAAAATTCCATTTATAAATAGTATTTATATGAGAATAATAATATGACAAACCCATTACAAAAATCGTTTAGACAACCAAAGATATATATTACCTTACCATCCAAAGGGATTTATAATAAGCCAAATACATTTAAGGGTGATATAAACAATATGCCTGTATATAGTATGACTGGCATGGATGAGATTATCAGTAAAACCCCCGATGCATTATTCACGGGTGAAAGTACCATAAAAATAATTGAGAGTTGTTGTCCATTTATAATAGATGCCAATGAAATATCCAGTTTAGATATTGATACTATATTAACGGCAATAAAAATAGCAACTTTTGGAAATTATTTAGAGGTACACAATGAGTGTAAAGAATGTAAATCACTTAATAATTATGATATTGAAATGAATTCCTACATTGATGAATTTTCAAAATTTAAATTTAATAATAAGTTAATAACTAATGATTTGGTCATTAATTTTGTACCATTAAATTACAGAGAGAAAACTATATTATCCATTGAAAATTTTGAGATTCAAAAAAAATTATCACAAATTAATGTAATTGTGGATGAGATTGAAAAACAAAATTTAGTTAATGAATTATTTAATGAGTTGGGGAAATTAACAAAACAATTAATGTCATTTTCCATTGATAGTGTAGTTATCGGAACTGAAGTTGTTGATAATAAGGAATATATTAATGAATGGATTGATAATATAGAAATGGTATTATTTAATGATATTAAGAAACATATTGAGAGTAATAATATAACAATACCACCCATTAAATTAAAATGCGAAGAATGTGGAAATGAGAGTGAGAGTTCATTAGATTTAGATTATTCATCTTTTTTCGTGAAAGCCTAATTGGATTATCCCCAGAAGAAATTTCAGAATTACTAATTAGGCTGGATAATCAAATTAAAATAATTAAACATGAATTGTATAGAATATCGTGGTATATGAGAGGTGGGGTTCATATCCACGATTTATTATATAATTGTGGATATGATGATAGAGAAATAATGCATACAATAATAAATGAAAATTTAGAAATAACTAAAGAATCACGAATGCCATTATTATAATTAATAATTTTTAGGAACTGATGGATTTATACCACTTCCTCTATTATAAGAGGTATCATTTAAATCTCCCGAATCATTAGGATTTTGTTGTGATTGTTTATTTTCATTATAATTTATAATTCTATTAAAAGCTTCTTGTGATTTTGGACCCCATATACCATCAGTTTTAATTACAGCACCCAGTTTTTTTAGTGTAATAAAATCATTGATACGTTTCTGGTTTTCCCAGATACGAATATCACCACCAGTTGGATTTAAACCAGGATACAATTTTTGAGCATTATTATAATCTGTCTGTGAAGTTTGGTTTGAATTTTTGGGCGTGGTGGTATTAGAGTTATTCCCACCATTTACTGGTGATGTCGGTGGTGTACTACCAGTAGTGGCATTAGGTGGTGTAGTATCAGTAGTATCAGACGGTGGTGGTAATTTAGTAGTAGTAGTTGATTCACCTTTTAGGGTATTCAGAACAAAGTCAGGAACACCAAGTTTTTTAAATATCTCAAAAATTTTATCGACGATATCTGACAAGATGTCATGACCTGGTTCGATAAAGAAATTAGCAACACTTTTTACGAATTCATGCCCTTCTTGTGTTGCCAATAATGCGTTAGCTTTAGTAACTAGATAAGCATTTGCAAAAAATCTACCAATCCAGGCTAAAGCTCCTATAATTATACCAGTACCACCAGTGATTAGAGTAAGATAACCAGTGATGAACGCCAATATGAAATTAACGAAAATCGCTCCACTAAACTCCATAATAAATTCTGTAATGAAAGCATTTTTTTCAGCAATTGCTTCAGAATTATATTCTTGTTGAGTAATGTGTTTATGATCCAATTTAGTTTTTAAAACTGCAATATATAATTGATAATCTTCCCATGAATTATATAAACTTTCACCAATCAGAAACAATAACATTTTAAAACTAGGCATCATTGATTTTATTTTTTCTATATTTAAATCTCGTAATTTTTTAGCCGCTTCTTGAACTTCACTTGAAGCATTCATTAAAGCAACTTTACCTTTCATTTTTGTTATATTAATGGCTTGTTTTGCTTTTATTCTAGCCGCTTTAGAATTATCAAGACTTGCTTGTACTTGATTATTACTTATTTGAGTACCAACACTTGGATTTAATGTATTATATGCACTACTTGCGGTATTTCTAACCCAATTCGTTAATGCATTTTCGTCCAGATTTTCTTTTAAAATAATTTCATTTATTTTCATACATCCCTTCCATTTTATTTGTATTTATTAAAAATATTCGTTTAATGAATTATTAATTATTTTCATTAGCAAATTATTTCAATATCAATCAATGATTTTGTCAAAAATCCCTTTAGACATAGTTTAATTATATATTGAGTATAAAATTAATTATGATTAGATATGAATTATGATTAGATATGAATTATGATTAGATATGAATTATGATTAGATATGAATTATGATTAGATATGAATTATGATTAGATATGAATTATGATTAGATATGAA